CCAAACGGGGTTGCAGACTTTGTGGTGACAAGGGCAACGGAGGGGACAAGGTTTAACTCAGTTGGTAGGATTTCTACTGTAGGGAGTGGTGACGCTAGGCTAGATTATTATACCAGCGGAGGAACAGCTGGAACCCCAGCCCTCTTGGTGGAACCTGCTGCTACTAATTTGGCCCCCAATGCCAACTTAATGAATCAACAGGACACGCCAACGGCTTCTGGTGGTGTTACATTCACAACTGGCAGTACTGATTTTCTAGCTCCTGATGGAACGAGTGCAAGCATCAACAAGTATGTTGGTGGTGCAGCAAGTGGTGTTTCGCAATACACACGCTATACAGGAACGACAATCCAACCGACTGCATCAGGAATTTACACATTTAGCATTTTTGTTAGGCCTGGAGCAACAAATCCGCTTAATTTTTGTTCTATTGAAGCGGGATTATTTTCAGGCATAAGCCCTGACCCAGCAAGGTCTTTTTTTAGTCTTTCAAGCGGAACGGCTATAACTTCGGGAGCAAGAATTGAAAACTACGGAAACGGATGGTATCGTTTGATTTCAGCGCCTTTTACTTTAGCAGCTGGAGACCTTTCGGGAACCGTGTTATTTAGTTTGGCCCCATCAGGCACAAGCACGTCTTGGGCTGCATCAGGAGCCACCAACTTAACCGTTTACACTTGGGGAGCTCAGTTTGAAGCGGGAAGCGTTGCAACTTCTTATATCCCCACCACCACAGGAACGGGTAGCCGAAGCGCAGATGTCATCTCGGTAAGCGGAGCGGTCAGCGGATGCATCGGGCAGACGGAGGGGACGATTTATGCGGAGGTTGTAAACACCCTTGTAGCATCCTATGCAGAGGCCTATGTGTATAGAGTTTTTGCAGACGCAAATAATGAGATTTGGGCAAGGAAAGAAGGGGGCGGGAACACCTACTCCTTTAGATGGAGGGCCAATAGTCAAAACACTACATTCTTAAATGTTGCCGTTCCAAACGGAGTTAACAAAATTGCCTTTGGGTACAAATCGGGCGATACGGCTCTATTTCTTAACGGCTCACAAGTCGCAACCACAAATACGGATGTTCGTGCATTTTCCGTCAATCCAACAACGATTGCGCTTGGCTCCACTTCGTCGGGTCAATTCTTCAACGACCGCATCCGTGCCGCTGCCCTCTACACAACAAGGCTCACGAACGCTGAACTCGCTGCGCTGACCCTCTAATGGCTACCTTTCGCAAGTACGCATTCCCCAAGCAGACCGACGCTGACAAGGTGCTGGCTCTTTGCACAGGCACGACCGCTCCCGTTGACCTCGGAGTCTTAAATGGATTCATCGCCTACGACATCCTTTGGGAGGGCGACGCTCCTGAAGATGCCACCCAGTACGAAACTTGGCCCGAACCCTGCGGAGTTCACTCCTTTCTCGGATGGGACGAGCAGTACACCGAGGACTATAACGCTCATCACAACAATGAAAGCGAAGAAGTCTCCGAGTAAGATTATGGTTGATGCCCCAGAGGGCTACCACTGGATGAACCAAGGTGGTCGTTTCTACCTGATGAAGCACGATGGGGAATTCAAGCCTCACAAGGGGGCTTCTCTGAAGATGCCATTCAAGGTCATCACTAGTCATCAATAAAGATAGGGGCCTTCCCTTGCATCTTGCTGTAAAGCTTGTGCACCATGTACCTGCCCTTCTGTGAGAGGCAGTACCTCGTTCGAAACCTTTGGCTCTCCTCGATATTGAATCGCTGCCTATCCTCGTTGGAGATATCACCGTGCTTCATGTAGACAAACAGTAGGCCTTGCCTTACAAGCGGGTCTATGTAGTCCTTCCTCATCGTTTCAACACGAGACAACCCAAAGGTCTTGCAGATATAATTAGCGGTGAAGTATTCAAGGTCGTACACGAAGAGCATCATCTCAAGCTGAGACTGGCTTACATCGTAGGCTTTTCTTATGTCCTGACAAGCCAATCTGTAGTACTTCATGTAGGTGCTACCAATCTTGGACTTATCCGCCTTGGCGTACTCCTTGATGTTCATTACGGTTCCCCGCTTCTTGGGTATGATTTTCTTGCGTGGCATTTAATTGTATATTTGTGCAAATTTAATTCAAATGAAAGAAAAAGACATTAAATCCTTCTCTAAGGAGTTCAAAAGGATTAACAACGAAATCAAGTCACTGCTTATCAAGTACGGGGCTACGGAGGATTCTTTCTACGTTGTAACCGTCGGCATTAAGCAGGGCGACTTTATGATTTCAGAGGAGGAGCGAGTTCAAAACTCGATTGACGGAATTGACAACTCCGAGCGTGTTGACGTATTCTACGCCACAAACGTGACGGATGAGGAGGTTCTTGAGGAAATCCTTGACGGGGTTTACGAAGCCTACACCACCGAGATAATTGAAGACCGCAAGAAGCAAATGCGTTCAGAGCCATCGCCCCCAGAAAAGGGTAGCACCACGGCTGATTATTGGATTAACTTGAACTAAAATGATTCGTAAGATTATCATTGGGGTCAACCCCAAGGACGCTATGGCCTACTTTATAGGCATGGCAGCAGGTGGCGGTCATGTCGTCGCCATCGAGGAGCATGATTCTGGGGACAGATTCGATGTCTACATCGAGAACTCCGAAGGTACGCTCCATTGGAAAACTATTAATAAAATGCCTGTAATCGTTGAGTATGACTGCAAGTTCTAATTTAAAGCCCGTAAACGACTTCCTTGTAAGGCTTCCGAAGAAGTTCAAGGATACCTTCACCATGGCTGGTCAAGAGTTCTACCTTGAGAACAAGTTCCGTGAATTTGAGAACAGGTACTGCTATGGGGAGGTTGTCGGTATTCCAGAGAAGCACGATACACCAGTGAAGGTCGGTGATACGCTGTACTTTCATCACCATGTGGTTCTTGACAAGCGTGCAGAGATAGAGAAAGGCATCTACCTAGTTCGCTATTCAGTACACGGTGGTCATGCCACACAGGCTTATGCATACAAGCGTGACGGGGTTATCAGGCTGTTTTCGGATTGGGTCTTCGTACATATTGAGAAGAAAAAAGAGGACAAAACATCCTCTGGCATCATCTTGCTACCTGAAGCTGTTAAGAAGAACGTCGCCACGGTGGCCTATGACTCCGACACGCTTGAGCACTACGGCATCGCTAAGGGGGACACGGTTGTTTTCGCAAGGGATGCTGACTATGAGATGGAGTTGGACGGTGAGACGGTCTATCGTATGCGAATAGACGACATCCTTTATGTCGAAAAAGCGTAAATTCTCGACGGTAGAAGCAGCTGAAAGCCTCCTGTTGTCGATGGAACACGCCATTCACAACATGATTGAAGAGGTTCGCAAGCCTGTTTCACCCGATTTGACTGGTGCGGCAAGGAAAGCCGAGCTGTCATCCATCAAACAAACTGTTGTCGACGCTAGAGAACTGCTCCAAGAGAGGCAGAGGATTGAGGATATGATTATAGCACTGAAGGATAAGGGGGAAATCGAGGACAAGACGGACTATTCCAGCGGATTTGCTGAGCAATTTGCGAAATAATGGCTGGGTTAAAGAATATCAAGGGCTTCAAGTCAGAGGTCATCAATATCTGTCCCCAGGACACGAGCGGAGAGGTTATTGAGATAGCCGAACTCCTCATCCAACTACCGAAACAGCCCGAAAAGAGCAAGATTCTCTTCAACGGGAAGCCAAAGGCTCAGCAGAAATGGGAGCGCATCCCGCCCCCCAAGGAGTTGCTAAAGATTCGTTCGATGGACGAGTGGAACGAGCAGCCCAAGGAGTTCAAGGACCGTTTCACCCCCTACATCGCTGAGGAGTTTAACAGGCGTAAGAACGGGGTTTGGTTCTACAACAACGGGGAACCCACATACATCACTGGAGACCACTATATGCTGCTCCAATGGAGCCAGATGGACATCGGTTACGGTGGCTACCTAGACTTCCAAAGGAAGCTTTACCTCCATGCGGAGGCTTGTTTTGTGGACCAACGCTGCGTTGGACAGGTTTACGTCAAGTGCCGTCGTAGCGGTTATACGAACATCAGCTCCTCAATCATCGTTAACAAGGGTACACTCGTTTCTGACAAGGTTCTTGGGATTATGTCCAAGACTGGTAAGGATGCTCAGGAGAACATCTTTATGAAGAAGGTCCTCCCGATGTACAGGAGCTATCCATTCTTCTTCAAGCCTATTCAGGACGGTACAACGAACCCAAGGGTTGAGCTTGCTTTCAGAGAGCCCGCCAAACGTATTACGAAGACCAACAAGACCACCACAAGGACGGAGGCACTAGATACCATCATCAACTGGAAGAACACGACCTCGAACGCCTATGACGGTGAGAAGCTATATGTGCTCTACCTCGACGAGGCTGGGAAGTGGGAGAACCCGATGGACATCACGGAGGTATGGCGAATCCATAGAACCTGTCTCATCGTTGGTAAGAAGGTCGTTGGAAAGGCACTGATTGGTAGCACCGTGAATCCCTTGGACAAGGGCGGTGCCAACTTTCGAAAGCTTTATGTTGACTCCGACCCAACAGATAGAAACGAGAACGGTCGCACGAAGAGCGGTCTCTACAGGATATTCGTCCCAGCCTACGAGGCCCTTGAGGGGTTCTTTGATGTTTACGGGATGCCAATCGTTGAGAACCCAAAGTCCCCCGTGATGACCATGGATGGGGATATGGTGTCGATTGGGGCGAAGACCTACCTCTCAAATGAACGCAAGGCTCTCAGCAAGGATGGATACGAGCTAAACGATGCTATACGCCAGTTCCCATGGACGGAGGATGAAGCCTTCAGGGAATCAACCAAGTCTTC